GGTCGGGGTCCGGGTACGGGCGGGCCTCGGTCACTGGTCGGCCCCCCCCGTCACCCTCAGCGGGGTCCACAGGCTCGGTGATCTTTCGGTAGTACTGATCGGCCAATTCGTGCAGTCGATGCCTCATCTCCGGGTGCCGGGTGAGATACCCGCGCGCCCGTGAACAAGCTAGACATGCTCGCGTTCCGCGCCTCTCCCACCCGTACCGCTCAAGATTCGGCAACGCTAAGCGGTGCCCTAGTGGGCATCTGGTCCGATTCCGCCTGTCATCCCGGCCGTGTTTCGCCTTGTCTAAAGCGTTGTCACGGTAGGTTCCCCACCGCAGGTTCGGAAGCCGGTTATCTTTCCTGTCGCCGTTGCCGTGGCAGCAAACGCGCCCGTCGGCTGGGCCAACGAAGGCTTCGAGGACAAGTCGGTGGACATACCTGGTTGACCCCACGCCGTTTGCTTTGAGTTGGACAGCGTTATACCCGTTACGGTCCGCCGGGCTCAACACGGCCGTTTTGTAAGTATCGGGGTGCCCGTTGGATCGGATGATAGTTCGTCCGACTGTGCGGACTTTTCCGTGATCGGAAACTTCGTATCGGCCTTCGTAACCGACCACTGGTCGCCACTCTTCGGGGGTGTTGCTAGGCTGCATTACAGCCCTCCGTTCGGTCACTCGAACTGGGTGGGTCAGTGGCAGGTGAGCGGCCCAACGCTCCCTGCCACGATTATATTCTAGCAGGTCAGAGGCCATTTCGCGCCTCTCTCGTGGTGGTGAAGGTCTGCGGTGAACCACACGGCGGTCATGCTTCCTCCCATTCCGACACGTAGCGGGCGTAGATGCCTGCAATCTCCGGGGCTGGTGGCTCGTCGAGCCTGAATCGGTGCGAGTCGCGTGTCATGCGGTCCAGTGCGGCTTCCGCCTCGTTGCGGGTTCGGCAGATGGAACCGCCGCCGTTGACGTAGCGTGCCGCCCATTCCTCTCGGAGTGGCGTGGGGGCGATCAGCCCCTCGGCGGCGAGACGGCGAGCGACACGTCGGTCCCCCACCTGCGGCCCTTGGCACTCGGCATACCAGCCCTCGCACTCGCAGTACGACGAGTGCAGCCACTGCGCCACCTGTTCGATGGCGTGCTCCATGCCGGTCACTGGTCGGCCCCTTGCATCGTTGCGGGCGTGTGGCCGCTCCACGTCCCCTCGCCCTCGTACTCGGCGTCGACCGGGTAGGTGCCGGGGCCGTGCTCGCGGTAGATGTCGTAAACCCAGTCAACCCAGTCGGTGTCACGGAGGCCGCAGTGAGCCGAGCGGGTCATCCATTCGCACTCGATGTACCGGTGTTCCTCGCCGTGGTAGGTCACCTCGTCGTGTAGGCAAGCATCCGCCCGTGCAGAGAGCTTCGCCTGCTCCCACGGGGAACACTTCTCGCACGGGTACCAGACCACGCACGCCGGATCTTCTTCCAGGTGTTCGGTGACCCACTCGATGTCGTCGGGGCACTCGGGGTCGGGGACGGTGATGGTCACGCGATGGGTGCTACTCATGGCTCTCGGCCCTCCCGTCGCCCTCGTGGGGCTCCGCCACGGTGCGGTGGCAGTGCCAGTGCTGATCGTCTTGGAACGCGGCCCCGGCGGGCTGGTGGGTCCAGCCGGGGCGGCCGAGGAACGGGAACGGCACGATCCGGTCGCCGCAATGGCGGCACGACTGCTCACTCATGGCCGACTGCCCTCCCGTCGCCCTCAGCACGGTTCAGGGGCAGAAACTCGGTGACGTAGCGGCGTAGGAGAGGGCGAGCCCTCCCGTGGGCCTGCTCGCGAGCTAGCCACTCGTCGCTGGGGTCGTGCGCGACCCACCCGAGGCTCGGGTCTTCCCACGATTTCCCGACGGCCCATTCCTCGGTCAGCGGCGCGGGGGCGAGCAAGCCCGCCTCAGCCAGGGAGCGGGCGGCAACCGGCGCTCCGTCCTCGTCGCCGGTGCAGCCGTGGATGATCCGTGCCGCTTGTTCGATGGCGTGCTCCATGTCGGTCACCGCGTGGCCTCCCGCCGGTAGGGGTTGCGCTGGCAAACGTGGTCGGGGCCCTCGGCGTCCATCGCGCAGATTTCCCCGGCGTCGTTCCCCTCGTCCCAGGCGTCGGCCTTGACCTTCGCCAGCCAGCGGTCGAACTCGTCCGCAACCTCCCGGCGACGCTTCGCCAGAAGATGATCGTCCGTCTCCGGCGTGTACCGCATCGAGGTCACGATATAGCCATGCCGCATATCCGCAGTCGTCGGCGTGTACTCACTCATCGCTGCTCTCCTCCTGCCCGAGGACGTGGGCGGCAACCTTGCGTGACGCCGCCGTGACCTCCATCGCCTGCTCCACCGCCAGCGGATCAAGCGTGGGCACAACACCCGCGAGGTCGTCACACGCTTGGCGGATAGCGGCGCGGGTGGCGGTCTCGATCTGCTCGGCTAGTTCCTCGACCGGGTCCACAGTGGCCTCACGGGCGGCGAGTCGCGCCAGCGACGTGTAGCGGGCAGCCTCGGCGAGCGCATCCTGGGCACGGCCTGCCCACCATGAGGGTCCATGCTGCGGCCACTTGTAGTCACCCTTAGCGCTTGCGACCACGTAGTAGTCGCCGTCCACCCTCGCGGCAGGCAGGTCACTCTCCCGCATGAAGATCACTACCGGGTCCGCGGCGGCCTCAGCCTCGACAGCAACCTCGATCCCAGCAGCAACGAACGCCTGCGCGACAACATCGCGGACAACGCTCTTGGCTGAACCAACCATCGCGTTCCAGAGGTGGTCCGCTACCGCGTCCCGATGCTCACAGGTCACAGCCGGGGCGGTGCGGGCTTCCGCAGCCTCAGCGCGGGCCTTCCACTCGTCACGCTCGTGTGCAGCTTGCAGGAAGTCGCTGTGAGCGCTCTCGGTAGCAGTACGCCACTTGCCGACTTCCTTCTCCAACTGTGCGGCGCGGGCAGCCGCAGCATCACGCTCACGCTCGGCCCGGTACAGCAGGCTGTCCGCCCCGCGCACGCCGCCCTGGTCATACGGCTGAGGCTTGGGGTGGTGCTTGTTCAGCCAGTGCACGACCGTGTCGAGGACGCCGTCCACAACAGAGTCATGCGCCGGGTCAGGTGTGCCAATCCTCGGCAGGTCGTCGGCGGTCCACTGCCCGCCGGCGGCCCGGCCCGGATCGAGGGCCGCCGCCAGTTCGACCCGCTGGACATCGGTGAGGCGGGCCCACGTCTCCGTCTCCTCCTCGTGGTTGACGACCGCGACGCCGAGGCTGCACACCTCGAGTTCGATGCCGTTGTCACTGGTGATGATCTTGCTCATGCTGGTACCTCGATCAGATCGATCTCAGACGTGGACGGGACGCCGCGAAACCACGACCCGTCCACCCGGAGGGAGTATGTGCGGGTGTGCCGGTAGTAGCCGTCCAGGACACCGCACACCCTGCGCCCGGACGTGTAGAAGGCGATACGGCGGCCGATGTGGCCGCACGTCAGATTGCAGGCAAGGATCGGGGTCATCGGAGTGTGCCTTCCATCCAGGCCGCGATACGAGCGACCACAAGGTTGTGCGGAATCCAGAGAGCGGGGTGGTGGGTCATGCGGTCTCCTCGTACTTCTCGATGGCCCGGTTAGCGAGACGCACTCCGATGAGAAGCCGCCACGCGCTGTCCTGACGCACCCACGCCTCAGCCTCGCTATGCGCCCACTCGGGCGCGGACTGCCAGTCATGCCGTTCGTCGATCCCGCGGCGGGCACCTTCGGCGCGATGCTTGGCCCACTCCGCCAGGAGTCGGTCCTCGAAGTTGTCGCTCATGGCGTCACTGCTCCAACTTCGTGAGCGACCAACATCACGCCGGTCTGCTCGTCCAGTTCCGCGATCCGCTTCGTCGCCACCAGATGCACGATCTGCGAATCGTCGACCACCACGACCCCCGTAATGGCGTCCATGACGGCTCGAACTAACTTGTCGAGATCTGGCCGCTTGATGGCCGCCGGGGTCGACTTCTTCGGGGTGGATTTGGGGCGGGGCATCACGAACTCGAGCTCGAGCTTCACCGGGCCGTCGAACGGGGTGAGGAACGCCCCGCGAACGCGCCACGCGACATCCACGCGCCACGGCTTCACCGCCTTCGACGACTCGACCATGATCCCGTTCCCGAGATGCCGCTTCGAGCCCTGCGGGGCGGGACGACCTTCGATGAACACCTGAGTCATGCGCCCGCGCAACTTACCGACTGCGCCTGCGTCGCTGCTCACTTCTGGGCCTCGAGTCGTGAGATCTCTCGGGACACGTACCACGCCGCCTTGTGCAAATCCTCGATGGCGTCGCCCTTCTTCCCGGCCCTAGCGATGTACTTGAACGCGTTACCGAGATGGAACGAGTCAGGGAAGAACGCTTCGATCACGTCGATGGCTTCCATGCCCCCGGACCGGTAGTGGCCGGGGTTGATCGGGTCACTCATCGCTGGCCCTTCTTTCCGAGTAGGTGCTGCTGGACGGGGTACGCCTCGCCACGCTTCTTCGCGTAGTAGCGGGACTGTTCAGCCTGCGAGCACGGGCCACACCGCCATTTCCCGGCCTTCTGGATCAAGTGGTCGTTGCTGTGCCCGTTCACACACTCGCCCAACGGCCAGTCGCGGCCCGCAGTGCGCCGGGCGTTCTCGAAGTTCGACAGCATCCGCAAGTGCGCCGGGTTCACGCACGGCTTGGTCTTACAGGTGTGATCGATGGTCATCCCCTCGGGGATCTGCTGACCGTGGTGGTACACCCACGCGGCCCGGTGGGCGGTGACCACCTGCCGGTAACCCGGATCGGTCCACCCGATCTGCGCGTACCCGTGGGATGCGACTGAGTAGGTGGAGATCCAGCACCCGGATCCGTCAGCCTCGAATCGGACAGCGGCACGAGCGGCCACCCGATCGGGGATAACGATTGGTCGCTTCGGGCGACGGTGGGGGTTCGGGGTAGGCTTCATGGAGCCCTCCGTTCGGTTAGGTCGAACTGGGTGGGTCAGAGGTCGGTGAGCGCTCCAACGCTCCCGGCCTCGTTCACATTCTAGCAGGTCACAGCGCATTTTGGTTAGAACACTTGACCTAAAAAGGCTCGGAGTCGTCGGCCTGGCCGAAGCCCTGTTGCTGGCCGGGCGCGCTTCCCCACGGGTCGTCCTGCTGGCCCTGCTGCGGACGCTGCTGACCCTGGAACCCGCCGCCCTGGCCCTGCTGCTCCTTCGGGGGATGCACGTACACCACATCCGCGACAAGCGTCGTCGACTTCCGTGTCTCGCCCGTGTTCTTGTCCTGCCACTCATCAGCCTTCACCCGGCCGCTGACGGTGACGAGTGACCCTTTGCGGACCTCCTCGGCGGCCTTCTCGGCCTCCGGTCCCCACACCTGCACCCGCTGCCACAGGGTCGGGCCGGCGTCCTCGAACTGGCCGGTCTGTTCGTTCTTCCGGCGCGGGGTGTCAGCGACGGAGAAGTCAGCGACCGCCTTCCCGTTCGGTGTGAATCGGAGGCTTGCGTCTGATCCGGCGCGGCCCTTGATGCTCATGCTGTTGCTCATGGTCAGTTCTCCTTGGTTGCGAGGCGGACAAGTTCGTCTTTTTCGGCGGTAAACACTGCCCGCAGTTCGTCCCGTTCAGCTTCGGCGTGGTTCGCCCGGATGAACTCGGCGGTCCATTCGCGGTGCAGTTTCTCGTTGGTGGCTTCAAGCTCGTCACGGTCCCGCTCCGCATCAGCGCACGACTGCGACTTGCGGCACTCCAGCTCTCGGAGCAGTTCCCGCAACTGGGCACACGCACCCTCGGCGCGTTCGGCCCGGTCCCGCTGCTCCTGCGCGATCTCGGCAAAGCTCGGAGGCGGCACGACCAGTGGTCGCCGCATGTCCTCCTTCGGGAACTTGATCATGGTGCGGTTCAGGTGCTCCACCACCACGTCGAGGGCTATGGACAGGGCTGTGCTGCGGGTGCCGTCGCCTTGCTCGTCGTCCGCCTGCCGTAATGCGGGGACTTCCGGAAGGTCTGCTCGCGTCCAGTTGCTCATGCTTGGTTCCTCTTCCTGTTGCGGTATGCGGTCGCCAGACGGGCGACGCACGGGATCCTGTAGTCGTGGCCGTTACGGCCACACGTAGCGCCAGGGGAGGCGCCACAATCGGGGCACTCGATATAGCCGGCCCCGTCAACCTCGTAAGCCGCCTGTATCGGCTCCCCTACGGCGTTGAGTGCGTCCATGTGGGTCGATGCCCCAGGCCCGGGCGGGAGGGCCCCTGCGGCCTCACTGGGCGCCAAAGACTGCGCGTTGTCGACCATCGCGTCCCGCTGACGGAAGTCACGAGCAATCTGGATGACGTCACCCACCTGGATCGTGCGATCCCGGGGCACCGTGTAGTACTCCGTCACCGCCCGCAGGAGGTACGAAACATCGAGATCCCAACGAGCGATCGACTTCGCCCACACCGCGGTCATCGCGCCGTCCGCGTTGCGGACCCTCGGGTCCATCAGGTTCGCCCGCGCCAGCACCTTCGCCGCATCGGCCGCGGCGCTCATCGGAGCCCCATCAGACGCTCGGCCTCAGCGACAGTGTCGAGGTGAGCCTGCGCCCGCTCCGACGCGGACTGCCGGGACGGGAACTGGGCGACGTTCGAGTCCTTCGCTCGCCGGATCCAGTTCCGCCACGTCGCATCCCAGTCGAGCTTCGTCGCGTCCTTGCCGGCCTTCGCCGTCCAGTAGTCGACGAACTTGCGGTTCTCGGCTTCGAGGTCGACCCTCGGGCACTCGGCGCGCATGGCTTCGATGACTTCGGGGGAGGGGGTGAAATTGTCGGGGATGCGGGTGGCGCGCTTGCGCGCCTGGTCGCGGACAGCGACCTCCCGACTCCCCTTATCCTCTGTTCCCCTGTTCCCCTGTTCCCCTGTTCCAATACCGGATTCTCCGGCGGCACCTGCGGAATTTCCGCGCCTATCGCCGGAAGGTCCGCCACTGGCATCACTTGCACTTGCCCCGGATATGGCATTTCCGCTGGTCACGTCGAAGATTTCACCCTCATCCGGCAGCGGGTAACGGGACTCCTTGCGGTAGTCCTTGGACTGGTGCTTCTTGAAGTTGGTGATCTCGTAGTAGGGGCGCCCGGAGACCCTGTAAAACGTCACCCCGTAGACCTCCGCAACCTCGCCGCAGATCTCCGCGAAGTTCCGCCACCCATGCGCGGATTTTCCGCGACTACCGCCGGAACCTCCGCGAGGTAGGTCTCGGACATCATCGTTAGGCCAACAGAACGCCTCCAACTCCTTCAAGTTCGCGGTTCCGTGGCCAGAATCATCGGCCCAGTTCCACATCGCCATGAACGTCAGGCGCACGGCCAGATCCGCCTGCGCTGTAGAGGGGGAGTCCCAGAACTCCGGCTTCAGGGTTCGGATGCGCGCCATCAGAACTCATCGCCATCTGCCCGGTAATCACCGCAGTCGGCGCAGTACTCGCCGGGCTCGAAATCGTGGGGGCCGCACTGGGGGATTCGCGCCCGCACGAGGGTGTCGATCAGGTACCCGTCCGGGGACAAGTTGTCCTTGAACCCGTCCACGATCAAGTCGCGCCGGCATTCCTCGAGCTTCGTGCAGATGTTGATTTCGGCCTGGATCAGCGAGAAGTCGCCCGACAGGCTTGCAAGTGCAACCCTGTCTTTCTGGTCAGAGACCAGGCCGTTCAATGCGGCTTCGTAGTTGCGCGCTTCGATGACGTCTTTGCGTCGAGCGTGGGTAGAATGGGTCATAGCCCAGTCCTTTCTGATAGCCCAGAAGGGGTTGTGGTCAGGCCCCGGAACTCCCGAACGTTGGCGCGTTCGGCCGGGGCCGTTCTTGTCCCCAAGTTTACAGCATTGCCGCAGGTCACGCTATCGGTCACGGCGATCACCTGTTCGACTCTGCGCCGCACGCCTCGCACGCTCACGACGCTCCAGGCGTTCATCCGCCAACCGCCACGACACCTGCTCATCCGCCGTCGTCCAGTGGTCCTTCCGCACCGCCGGGATCACCGACTTCTCCACGAAACTGCTCACGACACACCCCCGAAGTCGAGGGCGTACTGGTCCATGCGCTTCGCGATGACCTCGCAGTAGCGCTCGTCCAGTTCGACGCCGATTGCCTTGCGGCCCTCGTTTACGGCGGCGCGAAGTGTCGTCCCAGACCCCGCGAACGGGTCGAGGACCGTATCATCCCGGTTGGTAGTCGCTCGAATCATCCGCGTCATGAGGCCCAAGGGCTTCGCTGTGGGATGGTCGGACGTGTCGACCTTGGGGAAGTCCCAAACGCAGGAGAACTTGTCGCCATTGTGGAAGACAGGCGTGTCGATTCGAGCCCCGAACTCGCGCTCGATTGCCGCGACCTCGGCGGGTTGCGGAATCCGCTCCCCGTGTTCCCACCTGTAGGTGATTCCGGTCGGCTTACCAGAGGGGGAGATCCGAGTGTCGAACTCAGCGCGACTCAGGTCCGAGACTTCGCGGATCGCCCTGATCTGCCCCGCGTACACCTCGCGCCGCAGGTAGACGGCGTACTCGGCGGACGCGGGGAATGTTTTCGTCCCCGCGTTCTTGTAGCGCTTAGCGATACCCCATGAGGACTTGTCGAGGGTGATCCACGAGACGAGTGATCGGCCATGACGCTCTGCAATCCGGGTCAGATCTGCCAGGACAAGCGGCTCGGAATGGGTCATCCAGAAAGCGCCGTTGCTGGTCAGCACCCGCGATGCCTCGTCAATCCAGACCCGTGACCAGTTGAGGTAATCGTCGATAACGTCCCAATCGGCCTTGCCTATGTTGTACGGCGGGTCGGTGATGACTGCATTAACGGACTGCACAGCCATGCCGCCTAGGACCTCGCGGCAGTCACCGTGGTAGAGGGTGACGTGCTCGTCCTGGTAGTAGAGGCTCACAACACCACCCCCGCCACCACGCCAGCCACACGCGGAGCATTCGCGTCACACCACGCAAACACCGGGCACTCCGTACGGCACGCCTTCGCCGCCACCCGGTACCGACGACGCGCATCCGCCGCGGACTCGCCCTCACCCCGCGAATCCCACAAGCGGGGGTTCGCGACACACGGCGCCCGATGCGCATCATCCGGCGGCACCGACCGCCGCAACTCCTCCAACTCGCGCCGCTTCCGCGCCCACCGCTCGCGGTTATAGGCCGACACCGCTTCCAGGCACGGACCACACGGTGTTTCCTTACGCGCCAGATGCCGGTGGTACGCCGCAACAGTCCCGCACGGCTTCAGCTTCTTGCGCCGCTCCCAGTCCTTCTGTGCCGTCTCCCGGGCCGCCTCACGGCACGGACCGCACGGCTCCTCGCCATGGTGGAGGTGACGCTGGTACGCCGCGTTCGTCCCACACGGCTGCAACCTTGTACGACGCGGACGACGCTCCCGGTCATACCGACGCCTAGCCTCCAGGCACGGGCCGCACAGTTCCTCGCCGGCCTTCATGTGCCGACGGGCCGCCGCGACCGTCCCGCACGGCTGCAACTCACGCGACATTCCGCACCCCCAAATCCCGGCCCTCCAACAGGGCGATCAACTCGTTCTGCTCAGCAATGACCTCGATGTACTGCTGCTCCCGGCGGCCCGCATGATGCAGCCGCGCCACCAACTGCTCGCCCCGGGCGCGCTCCGACTCCAGTTCCCGCTGCGCATCCGCCAGGGCCTTCGTCAACGCCGCGACCAGTTCGGTGTTCACGCGACCACCTCCGCCGACTGAGCCGAATATCCGGTCATGACTCGCCCGCAACCCGGTACTCGTACACCGCACGAAGCACCATCGACAGAGGCCACACCGACACCAACACGATTGCGGCAAGCCACACCGCAGCCCGGCGATGCTCACGTGAGAGCGGGGACTCGTTGTGCCAGCGACGAACGTCGCGGCGATCCAGCCAGTAAGTCACCCCGGCGAAAACGAGCCCGCCGATCAAGTAGGCGATCATCCAGTCTTCGACGCTCACGCGACCACCCCCGCCGGGGCGATGCCGCCCTCGTCGTCCAACAGCACCCACTGCCGGTACCGGTAGACGGGGATCTCGCGCGGGTCCGCGCCCTGCCTGACGATCCAGCCACGGTCCCGAGCCTCCGACCGGGCCACCTTCTCCAGATGGTGGTGGCACTGAGTACAGACGGCGAGCGCGTTCGATGCACGACCCGTCGCCGGGCTCTTCGACCCACCAAGACCGCGAGGACGGCGATGATGAAGCTGCGACGCTTCGTCCCAACACCCCGCCACCCGCACCTCACAGAACCCGCCAGAGCGGGCCATGACACGGGCACGCACCACATCAGAGAACGCAGAGACACTCACGACACACCCCCGAAGTCGAGGGCGTACTGGTCAAGACTCTTAGCGATGATCTCGCAATACCGTTCGTCCAGCTCGACACCGATCGCCTTACGGCCAAGGTTCGCCGCCGCCCGGAGCGTGGAACCCGACCCGGCGAACGGGTCAGCCACGACACCGGGCGGGCACTTCACGAGCAGGCGTTCCAACAACGGGACGGGCTTCTCGTGCGGGTGCTGACGGCCGTTCTTCGCCATCGACTGCACGGGCGCGCACGTCAGCACGTTCGTGTCGCGCCGACCGGAGAACCCAGACCCGAGGACGTAGATCTCCTGATCTGACGGCTTCCACGGGATCGTCAGGTCGCCCATGCCGAGCGCGCCCTTTGTGTCCCAGATCAGGCGGGCGCGGGTGCCTTCGGGGCGCGGGATGCGCCAAGTGCCGAAGACGACGGCCGGACGATCGCCCCACGCGGCGAGTACGTCGTCGCGGGCAGTTGTGTCCTTGTCGCCGACGATGCTGGCCGCGAGGGTGTCGCGACGTCTGCCGGACTGGTAGTCGATGCCGTATGGAGGATCGGTGACGAGTACGTCGGCGTCGAGCCATGCTGTGATCTCGCGGCAGTCACCGTGGTAGAGGGTGACGTTCTCGTCCTGGTAGTAGACGCTCATCAGATGCCCTCCCCTCGCCCGGCAACCCCGTATTGGACCCGTAGTGAGGCCCCGACTGACTGAAGACTTCTGAGCTCCGACTCCAACGCCTTCGCCCGCCGGTCCGCATGCCGGTACGCCACATCCGCCGCGTCCCGGGCGTCACGCTCACCCCGCGTAGCGAGCACAGCGGCGTACTTCTTCTCATGCGCCGGCCCCTCGTGCTGCATGTACGCCCTCGCGTAAGCCACATCGAAACGGTGGTCAGCATCCAAGAACGCGGCGTACCGGTCGGAGCAGATCTGCACGCCCTCAGCCATGCGGTTCGCCACCTCGCGGATAGCGGTCTCAACCTGGATCGGCGAAATGATGTCACTCATGCCGTCACCGCCTCGAGGGCGAGCAGCTGCTCCAACGCCGCCGCGGCCTGCTGCGGGCACACACCGTTCCCGATCGCCTTCAACTGCGCAGTGCGGGGAAGTCCGACACCGGTCACATGGCCGTGGGGGAGACCCATCATCCACTCGGCGAACTCAGCGTTGAGGCGAGGATTGCCCTTTGTGTTCGGCTCAGTCGGCATCGGGGCAGTGCGGGTCAGGCGCTCCCACCGCCGGACTGCGGGGCCGTACTTACCCCAATCGACAACACCTGGTCGATCAGTTGCAGCGTGTGACCGACCCGCTTGTCCGGGTGCTGCCCGCCGCCCGTCGCATCGGACGCCTTCGGTGTTGAGAATGTTTCGGTCACCGTGGGCAGGTTCCCCTCGTTGAACCCCGGTGAGGGTTTCCCTTTCCCGTCCCGAGCTCGCGGGGTCGGCAAGATGTGCGTCACCGCTGACAGTGGCGGCGACTTCCGCCGAGCCTGAGACGGGTTGTTCCGTTCCCTGTCCCCATCCCCGGCGACCGGCGTCGGTAGGTGTGGCGACGAGGAACACCCTCGCTCGGTGGTGTGGGGCGCCGACATCGGAAGCTCGTACAGTCGTCCACCGACTGTCATACCCCGCTTCGGTAAGGTCTCCGAGAACACGACCGAGTGCCCGAAGATGTCCTCCTCGCCCTCCCACAGATCCCGATCCGGGCTCCACGTCGCTATCGGATGATGCTGAGGCACTGAGAGCTCCTTGCACGTTCTCCCACACGACGTAGCGGGGGCGGAGTTGGATGATGGCTTCGCGCATGGCGACCCACAGGTTGGAGCGGGTGCCTTCGGTCATTCCGGCGCGACGCCCGGCGGCGGACAGGTCTTGGCAGGGCGAGCCGCCGGTGATGATGTCGACGGGCTCAACCTGCGACCAGTCCACGGCGGTCACGTCACGCAGGTTCGGCACATCGGGCCAGTGGTGGGCGAGGATCCGCGACGGCGCGTCGTCCCACTCGCAGAACCACGCCGGCACCGCGCCGGGGAACACATCCTCCACGGCCATGTCCAGCCCGCCGTAGCCGGAGAACAACGACCCGATCCTCATGCCGTCACCTCGGCCTTGCGCTTGTTCACGGCGCCCTGGATCCGCTTCTCCAAACCCTGCGCCTGCGCCTCCACCCAGATAGACCGCAACTCCGCCTCAGATTGGGCAGCAGCCACACGATCCTCGAACTGGGCCACCGCCGGCTTGATCATCTCCTCACGAGTCACCTTCCGGTTCCCCGCATAGCCCAGATTCGCCAGAGCACGACCAATCGCAGACGTCTCACACGTCTCCAAAGCGGCGGTGCGCTGCGTCATCCCCTGACCGTCGATCTCGAACGCGTACCCGGTGCCGTCCGGCATCCCGGTGTTCTCCGCGTCCCGCCAGATCGACGCCTTCACAATCCACCGGGTAGCCCCAGGTTCACCGTCGTGGGATTCCTCGGTCAGCACCCGGAAGTTGGGATGATCGGCCTTGAACCGGGCGATCCGCTCATCGACCGGCTCGTAGTTGTCGAGATTGATGTCAGCCACGGTTCGCTCCCGTCACGCGCAGGGTCCGCTTCGACGGCTTCGACAGGAACGTGAACTCCGAGGCCACGTCTGGTCGTTCCGCCTTGAGTCGCTTGGTGTCGATGGATTCCCGCGGCTTCGGCATCGTGTAGGACACGCGGCCGAACGGTCCCTCGTGGGAGAAGTCGCGGTCACCGATGTGGTCACGCAGCGCGTTCTTCGCTTCTTCGAGCCGCTCGGCCACCTTGTCGGCCTCGGCCTGGATGTCATCCACCGCGGCGATCAGCACGTCCAGTTCGGTGACACCGTCGCCGGACAGGAACCGCTCAGCGACGTCCAACAGTTCGGCGATGTAGTCCTCGTCCCGGTCCACCCACTCGTGCGTGCGTTCACCCGGGGTGAATCCCATGTCGTCCCACTCGCGAACCTCGGTGACGTAGAGGCATCCGGAAGTGCCGGTGACCCACATCTGCCACTGCATCTGCGCTTCGTGCCGGCGGCGGGCGGAAGCGAGGCCGGACACCGATCCGGTCTTGACCTCGCAGACCACGTCGTCACCGATCCCGTCGGGGGTGGCGGCCCACGGCCCGTCGGGGTGGACGCACACCTGATCGTTCGGGCGGATCGACGGTTCGATGGTTTGGGCGTAGGCGACGAGGGCGGCCTCGCGGGCGGTGCCCCACTGCATCTCGAGGCTCGCGCCACGGTCGGGGGCGGTGCCGTCCTTCTCGGCGCGGATCTTCGTCCAGGAGGCGGGGGAGGTGTAGAGGTAGGCCACGTCCGTGGCGGTGATGTAGTCGCGACGCTGGGCGAGCCAGTCGTCGCGTGACTCGTGTTCGAGCAGGATCATGGTCGGTCCTTGAGGTGGTTGAGGTGCCGCTCAGCGGCGGCGAGAGTGGTGTCGAGGTTCCGGCCGGTCTTGTACGCCAGGACCACTAGTTCGAGGTGGGCGTGGGAGGTGTACAGGTACTGGTCGGCGGCCAGCGTGGCGCGGGCTGCGGTGACGGGGTCGCCCGTGGGGGCCGCATCCCCACAAGCCCCCACGGGGTTCTGGGTGGAGGTCACAGCGGTTTCCCTTCGGCGCGGGCGCGCACCACTTCGGGACCGCCGTCCATCTCCCGGGTCACGACCTCGGCAGCGAGACCGCAGTCGCAGACGAACCGAAGTCGACAGATCGCGAAGTCGCCCTCCCACGACCAGCGCGCACCCTTGAAGGTCATAGCTGCGCCGTGGTGGACGCATGAGACGGTGAAGCCCTCAGGCCCCCACCCTTCTGCGTTGTGGCTCATGACGCGTCCCGTCGGCAGGCGCCCATCTGACGGTCAACCCACGCGTCGTACGCGTCCTCGATCGCCTCCGCCTCGCGACGGTCACGGTCCAGGTCCGGGTCGCTGTCGTCGGCGGGTTCGCAGGGGTCGGGTTCGGCGTACCGGTCGAGCGGGTTCACGACGCCACCTCCCCGAGTTGGTCGAAGATGGCCTTCTTCACGTGGAGAAGGGCGTCGCTCACGCCCTCCTGATAGTCGACGTCATGCGACCGGCTCGGGAGCTCGTCCTCGTCGATGTAGAGCACGCGCAGGAGGGCAGCGACGACGGCGGGGAGGCTGACCCGGGCGTCCGCGATGAACTCGGCGTTGGCCTCGTAAGCCACATCGCCCAGGAGGACGCCGGGTTCCGACGGATCGTCGGGGTCATTCAAGGTCCCGAACCGTGTCACGCCTTCTTCGATTGAGCCCCCAGTGATCCACGGCCCGTCGGTGGCGGCAGTAGCGAGATTGAGGCGCGCCTGCAGCCAGGCCCGCATCTCAGCGGCGGTCACAGGGGCCACCCCCCGGCCAACTCGCCGGCGATGCTGCTGCACACCGTCAAACCCCACAGGCCACCGAACAGGACCATGCCAGCACCGAACGCCCGCGCAGCCGCAACGACCGACGACTCAGGCTTCGGGCGGGGCGCCGCATTGCTCGACGCCAGCGCGCACGCCTCACGGTCCATCCGCTCCTGGCGCACCTCCGGCGACTCCGGGATGCCCTTACCCGCCGGGTGACGCAGCTTGGACTCGTCCAAACCAGACCACTCCACGTAATCCGCCCACGAGCTCATGACGACACCTTCTTCGTCACAGCGACAACCCGATGCGCCTTGACTATCGCGACCACATGCTCGGCCACTGTGAACTCAATGAACGTCCAGTCGTCGCCCACATTCATGAACTCGGCATCGACCACGAGCGGGGTCGGCGCGTACGGGCTATCCAGATGAATCGTGTAGGTGTGCATTAGGACTCCTTGGCGAGGTAGAGATCACGCGAGGCGATCCACAGGTCTTTGAGAAGTTCCTTCGAGATCAGGCGGATCGCCCGGTTGTGCTGATGTCCCGCAGAGAGCGGGGACCCGGCGAGAGCAGGCTTGCCAGCGGGGCCGCACCGCTTGCAGTCATGCGGATGGACGGCGTCGGCGTACTTGGCGCGGCCTTCGTCGTAGACGCGCCGGTACTTCGACTTCTCCGCCGATTGCTTCACGCACGACACGGCGATCAGGTAGGTGCGCATCTTCGCGTCGGCGGACCAGTTCGACCGTTCGCCCCGGCGGCGGGCTTGGGCGTGTCCGTCGTGGACGGCGTAGCCGCAGAACGCCCACAGCTCGGAGACTGTGCGGGGACGGTTGTGTAGGTCGTTCCAAAATGGGTCGCCGATGGTGGCGAGCAGTCGGGCGGCTTGCTTCTCGCCGACACCTGCCTGCGACTTGACCCACGGGCCGAGTGGGTGTGCCTTCATCGCCTTCTGGAGGTTGGCGGTGGCGTCTTTCTCGGCCTGGGCGAGGGATTCGACGGAGGTGACGAGTTTCTTGACCATCGGGTTGTCGAGGGTCAGGCCGTGGCCGCGTTCCTCGCCGTCTGAGTCCTCTTCGGTGCGGGTGAGTTGCCGTACCCGGTTTTCGTTGGCGATGCGGACGGTTTCGAGGTCGTCTAGTACGTCGGCGAGGATGCCGAGTACGGGGTCGCGTAGCCACCCACCCCGGACCACGGGTTGTCCGACACCC